TAATATTCCAATGAAATTTGGTTTCCCATTTCAATACGGTATGGTATTCCCTCAAATAAACCCACTGTTGCAATCCAATCCTGAATAATTTTTAAACCCTCACGTGGCAAAATAATTTTATCTGCATCAATCTGTAAAATGTTTGGATCACCACCAAATGATGATGTTAAACCAAATTCCAAAACATTACGTGGTGCAACCTCTATATCATTTAAAAAATGTTTCATTATTTAATTTTGTATCTGTTGTAAATTGTTTTCCCATTGGTTGTTGTACTTCTTACAACCTGCAATGTGCCATCAATAATACGTTCCAATTCAATGTTTGAAACAGGTTTGTTTTTTATTGTTTTTTCCAATGATTCCAATTTTTCAACAATACGTTTATCATTGTTCTGTGCAATAATGTTTGCCTGTACACCATCAATTTTACCATTCTGGTGTTTCAATGCTAAATGTGCCAAATCATCATTTGAAATATCACCAATCATTGCGTTTTGTGCCTTTGTTAAAACACGTTCATTTGGATGTAATATTGCATGAAATCCACCCCTGCCATCAACACCCTGCCCATGTGAACCTGTGTTTTCTGTTCCATCCTCAAAAAATGGCAAATTCTGCACAAATTGTGTTAACATGGTAATATCAGTAAAAGTTTTTAACAATGGATTTTTTACATTTGGATCCTCTGAATTTCGCAAATATGCCTGTAATGCATCAGATGCCAATGCAATACGTTGTTTACGTTTTTCCATTTGTTCCTTTTTTCTGTTCTGTTCTGCAATTATTTTTGCCTCTGTTGCCATTGATTGTTGTGCCTGAATATTACCATTTTTTGCCAAATCTGCATAACTATCATACCGTTTTTGTGCCATGTCAATTTCTTCCTGCACTTTTGCAATTCTTTGATCTGCATAATAATTGAATGCCTGTGTTAAACTTTGCACAATTGCAATTTGATCCTGCACCATTTTCTTTTGATCATCCAAAAATAATTTGTCCTGTTTTGATATTTCAGTACGTTTTAATTCAGCCAATTTTATTTCATCATCCAACGTATCAACACCCAATTTCTTTTTTGCTTGAATTAATTTTTCCAATTGTTTTATTTGGAAATCCAACATTGCCTGATCAATTTCTAATTGCGTTGCACTTGAATTTAATAAACGTAATTTTTCCCTTTTTTCTGCATCAGTGTATGCATTTTCTAACTGTGTTAAATACTTTTGTTGAATTGCCAATTTCCTTTGTTCTGCATTATCAACAATTGTATTTATTTCATACAATGCATCAATGATTATTTTCTTTTTTTCACCCTCTGTTAATTCAGTATTTTTTAATTGAATATCACGGTTTTTTTCAATTTGTTCAATTTGCAAATTATCAATTTGTGTTGCAACATTTTCACGTTGTGTTACATTTGCAATTGTATCATCAATGGCACGTAATTCATCCTGCTTTGCCTTTACCCTTGCATCAATATCTGCCTTTAAATTTTTTTGTTCTCTGGCACGTTCTTTATCCCTGTATTTTTTATCAATTTCTGATAATTTTAATTGTAATGATTCCTCAATCTCTGTGGTTAATTTCTTTTTTTGTGATCTGTATGCCTTAACCTTTTTTAAATCCTCAATCCTACGTTTTGCATCTGTTTCTGCCTTTTTGATTTCACGTTTTTCATCATTTTGCATTTGTATAATATCCTCATTTTCAATTTGCCGTGTTAGATCTGTTAATTTATCAGGTTCACCATCATCACCTGAACCACCACCACCACCTGAACCACCTAATTTACAGGTTTTGGTTGCTTCATCCCATACACCACCACGTGTTTCACAACTCACCTGTTCAGGTGATTTTTTTGTTGCTAATGATATTTGTAATTTTTCCCATTCTGCCGTTGCATCAATTAAAATTCTACGGTTTTGACTATCAACTTTATACCATGCATTTAATGTTTCAATTAAATCATTTTCTGATGTTACACCAAATTTATCAAACAGTGTTGTTAATACATCCTGTGTAATACCACCATCACGGAAATCATCTAAAATACGTTCTGCCTTTTCAACCTCAAAACCTGATTCTGCCTTTGCACGTTGTGCCATTTCAAACGTAATACGCACACCCTCTGCCTTTGTTTTTTCTCTAATATTTGCAATTACCTTTTCCTGTGCTAATGCTAATTGTTTTTGAAATTCGATTTCATCCTTTAAATTTGTTAACGTTGTACCATACTGTGAATTTATTTTACGCATCAACAAATCACGTTCTTCACTTCCTGCATTGGTTTTTTTCAATGCATCAAAATACATGTTTGCCTGATCTGTTTCTGCCTTTTCATTATTGGTTAACGTGTTCATTGATTGTGCCAAATCATTTGCATTATCATCAACAGTGTTCAAAATGGATTGTAATTTTTGATATTCACGTACCATGTCCATGATTGCAAACAATGCAATACCAATTAAATTTGATTTTATAAAACCCCCCAATGCTTTGAATGCACTACCCAAACCACGAACTGCACCTTTCATTACACCCATTCCACGTGCACCCTGTATAAATGATGAATTTAACAAACGGTTTGCACCAATTTGCAACATTGTGATTGCCTTAAATGTTATAAATGCCTGACCTAAATTCATCAATGTATTTAAAATCACCTCTAAATTCTGTGCTAATTCTCTGATGATTGATTTTAATTTATCACCTGCACCACCTGCCTCATTTTGTTTTAAAATGTAACCCTCAAATGCAGATTTTAAAATATCTAATGAACCACCCAATGTATCAATTTGCATTTGTGCCATTCGTGCCGTTGCACCCTCTGAATCCATTAATTTTGCAGTTAATTCATCAATTGCCAAACCATTTTCTGATAAAATTGAACCAATTACTGCACCCCTTTTACCAAATAATTCAAGTGATTTGGCATTACTATCTGTTGCCGTTGATATTTGCAACATTGCCTGTTCAAATGTAATACCCCTTTTGGTTAATTCTAAAAACACATTTCGCAATCCTGTACCTGCCGTTGATGCATCAATACCCCTATCAGTTAGGGTGCCAATCATTGCAGTTGTTTGTTCTATTGAAAACCCTGCATTTTTTGCAATGGGTGCCACTGATGCCATTGCCGTTGAAAACTTTTGCATATCAAGTGATGAACTTGAAAATGATTTACTCATTACATCAGTAACACGTGCAGTTTCTGTTGTTGCCAAACCAAAACCACGAACTGTTGCACCAACAACTGTTGCACTTTCTGCCAAATCTGTGCCTGTTGCACTTGCCAAATCAAGTGTTGCACTTGTAACATCCCTGATTTCCTGTTGTGTAAAACCTAATTTTGCAAATTCCAATTGTAATTCTGAAACCTGTGATGCCGTAAAACGTGTGGTTGATCCATATTCCTTTGCATCCTCTGTTAAACCCTGCATTTCAATACGTGAAACACCCAGAACAGATGCCAAATTTGCCTGTGCTTGATCAAAGTTTTTTACTGTTTCAAATACAGATCTAAACACCATTGCAGAACCAAATGCCAAACCCATTGATGATAATGCACCTGTTAATTTACCCAATGCAGAACGGTAATTACCCACATTTCTGAAATTATCACCAACAGTTTTATCCAACTTTTTTAATTGTTGATCACCTTTACGTGCAGACCTTGTTACTTTGTCGTATTGTTGTTGTAATTTTCTGTATTCTTTTGTGTTCTTTTTTCCTGCCTGTTCTAATTTCAACAATTCTGCACCCAAACGTTTTGATTCATTTTTTTGATCACGTGTTGCCTTTGTTAATTGTTTGTATGCATCCTGTTCATCACGTGCCTGTTTTGCACTTCTTTGTTGCAGTTTTATTTGTCGTTCCTTTTCTTTGTTTGCTTGTTGATCTGTACGCATTTTTTGTTGTGCAGTACGTTCCTGATCCTGTTTTAATTTTTCCAATTCACGTTCTGCCTGAATCTGCACCTTTGTTGCCTGTGCTTTTTCTTTGTCAATTTGAACAGATTTTTTCATTGATGCATCTGCCTGTGCCACTGCCTTTGACATTTTGTTAATGGATGCAGTTGATTTTTGCATACCTGCATTCAGATCAGTTTTAATTGTTGATGCAGTTTGTTTCAACTGCACATTCATTTGATCCAATACCTGTATTGTTTTTTTTGCCGAATCTCTGATTTCTTTGTACAAATCCTGTTCTGCAATTTCACTACGTTTTATTTGCCCACTTGCCATACTCTTTTATTATTTCGTAATATTCAACAACTGTTGTTTCCTTTACGTTTATTTTATAACCCAACCATTTTGATAAATGAATGCAGGTTTGTTCAATGCTTTGACCATCCCCAAAATTCAGATCCAACCTGTTTATTTTTGCATCAATTATTTCAATTTCTGTTAATTTAAAACGTTTTTTATTTTCAACATATTCACATTGCAATAATGCACGTTTTTTTATCATTTCCAAATACCTTTCAAATTCATCTGATAAACCGAACCGTTCCAAATACTGATCATACAATTTATCATATTGTATCTGGTTTTGTTCAGGATCATCAATCAATTCAATTGTAACATATTTTAAATCACCATCCCCACATTTCACCCAATTAAACATGGGCATTTCATTAATTGATTCCCAATATTTTACGTGCGTATTTGATGTATTCCATTTTAATTTGTTTCGCATATATTTCCAAATTCTGTTCATCCAATCCCAAAATATTATTGTTCCACCATGTTTGTGATTCCATTAATGATGCATCTGCATTTATTACAATACTATCTTTTAAAACTGTAATAAACATTGATTGATAAAATGCACCTGTATCTTTTAAAGTATATGGATCACCTGCACGTTTTGATGGATTGATCATTTGTGTGGTGAATGAATATAAACCAATAACCTGATCAAATTTATTTACACCACGTTCAAATAATTGATCCTGTCGTAATAAATTTAAAACCAATTTTTGTATTGTTGGTGTGTTTACTTCATACCATGCCTTTGCATCATCCAATGTTAATGCACGTTCCAATTGCTTTTCAATTAATGTATTGCCAATCATGATTCCAAATTTACAAAAAAACAGGCAGGAATTTATGCCATAAA